ACAAATACTCAGTGGAATACTACAGACCCAATTCTAAATATTGGTGAATTTGGATATAGCACAACAGACTCACAATTTAAAATTGGCGACGGAACAACTATCTGGTCTGAACTAGACTATGTTCCAAGTGCAACAAGTCTTGGATCCAGTTTAGGTGACTACATTGAACTCATTGAAAAGAGTGCAGCAGACGGTGTAGCAGAACTTGACGGAAGCAAAAATATTCTTGCTCCCGCAGGTATTATTTTTGAAGGTACAGCAGATGCCCACGAAACAACTTTATCGGTAGTAGACCCAACTGCTGATCGCACAATTACTCTTCCAAACACTAGCGGTACAGTTATTACAACTGGAAACCTTTCAGACATTACAAACATTGGTGTATTTAGTTCAACAATCACAATGGAAGGTTCAACAGCAAATGATTTTGAACTTACCCTTTCAGCAGGAGACCCAACCGCTGATCGTACTATAACATTTCCTGACGAAACAGGAACAGTTCAACTTAGAGTAACAGACGTTTCAGATACAGAAATTGGATATCTTAATGGTGTTACTTCAGCAATCCAGACACAGTTAGACGATAAGTCAACTGCTTCAAAAACAGAAACTTTTACAAATAAGTCAATTTCACTTGGCTCAAACACAGTTACATCAACTCTTGCACAATTAAATACTGCAATTAGCGATGCAGACGTAGCCACAATTGCTGGAGTAGAAACCCTTACAAATAAAACTTTAACAAGCCCTAAGATTAATGAAGATGTTGCAGTAACTGCTACCGCTACAGAGTTAAACTATGTAGATGGAGTTACTTCAGCAATACAAACACAATTAGATGGTAAGGTAGACGAGTCTTTATTTGACGCAAAGGGAGACCTTTTAGTTGCTTCTGCAGATAACACTCCAGCAAAATTAAGTGTTGGAACAAACGGATATATCCTTACAGCAAATACTTCAGCAGCAAGTGGTATAGAGTGGGCTGCCGCACCGATTGGCTATTCTCCTCCAACATTGGGATCTACCCAAATAGCCTCTGGCGCTACCGTAACAACAATTTCAGGTCTTACACTTTCAAGCCCAATAGTTTCTGGACTTGCAGTTTCAGATGCCTCTATAGTATTTGAAGGCGCAACAGCAAACGACTTTGAAACAACTTTAACTGTTACAGACCCTACTGAAGACAGAACTATTACTTTTCCAAATGCTACAGGCACAGTTGCTTTAGCAGAAAATGTGGCAGCACTTTCGGGAGCAACATTCACTGGAGCGGTATCAGGAACAAGCCTTACTCTTTCAGGTGATCTAACCGTAAACGGAACAACCACAACAATTAACTCAACTACTCTTGCAGTAGACGATAAGAATATTGTTTTAGCAGATGGAAATACATCAGATGCTTCAGCAGATGGTGGCGGTATTACATTATCAGGTGCTACAGAAAAAACTTTTAACTGGGTAGACGCTACTGACGCTTGGACATCTTCAGAACATATGAACTTGCTTACAGGCAAATCTTATAAAATTAACGGCACTGCAATATCAACAGCCTTACCAGCCCTTACATGGGGAGAAGTTAAAAATGGTAAGTCTGGTCTTGTAATTAGTTAAACTACTTTACAATACTAAAAGTAATACCCTTAACTAAAGGTTTAAACTAATTTAAACACGCATAAAAATATTTATAATGTTATGATATACTAAGAGTACTTTACAGTTAGTAAAGTTCTTATACTTTTTTTATTGAGAGGTTACAAATTCTTATGTCAGATACTTTTTCTTTTCGTTTATTAGATGATTTCGTAGCAAAATACAAGGACACTCCAGCACCATTTGGGTTTTCAGATGCTGGATCAAACTCTCTTGGAGAGATAACCTTTATTCGCACATACTCACGTATGAAAGAAGACAGAACAAAAGAAAGATGGTATGAGGTTTGTAAGCGTGTAATTGAGGGAATGTACTCAGTTCAAAAGAACCATGCTAAAGAAAACCGTTTGCCCTGGAATGACAATAAGGCTCAGAAGTCTGCTCAGGAAGCCTTCCAAAGAATGTTTGAATTAAAGTGGACACCGCCAGGTCGTGGTCTATGGGCATTTGGCACTCCCATGACTATGGAGAAGCGTAACTCTGCATCCCTTCAAAATTGTGCTATGGTTTCAACTCGTGATATTGATCGCAATGATCCAGGTGCCCTTTTTGCGTGGGTAATGGACGCATTAATGTTAGGTATAGGTGTAGGCTTTGATACTGTTGGTCAAGAAAAAGAATTGGCCATCTATGCTCCAACAGAGCCACCATTAGTTTATGAAATCCCTGATACAAGAGAAGGATGGGTTGAGTCAGTAAGGATGCTTCTTAATTCTTACCTTCGTCCGAACCAACCTATACAAAACTTTAACTATGACCTTATTAGACCTCTTGGGGCACCTATTAAGGGGTTTGGCGGGGTAGCCAGTGGGCCTAAGCCATTAATAGAATTACATGAACGTATAACAAACGTTATTGGTTCTAGAGCAGGAGAAAAACTTGACTCTCGTGCAATTGTTGATATTGTAAATCTTATTGGAACATGTGTTGTTTCTGGAAATGTTCGTCGTTCCGCTACCCTTGCATTGGGTGCAGCAGGAGATGAAGACTTTATTAATCTTAAGAATTCAGAAGTCTTTCCAGAAAGAAACTCTTTTGATTCAGATAATCCAGGATGGGCTTGGATGTCCAATAACTCTATTGCTGCAGAAGTTGGAACTAACTATGAAGAGTACGTAGATCTTATTGCAAACAATGGAGAGCCAGGTTTTATTTGGCTAGATGTTGCTCGTAACTATGGTCGTCTTGCAGATGCTCCAGATGGAAAAGATTACCGTGTAATGGGATTTAATCCATGTGCAGAGCAACCGCTAGAATCTTATGAACTTTGCACACTTGTAGAAGTTCATCTTAATCGTCATGAAGATAGGGAAGACTTTCTTCGTACATTAAAGTTTGCATATCTATATGGAAAAACTGTAACTCTCATGCCAACACATTGGCAAAATACAAATGGAATTATGCAACGTAATCGTCGCATCGGAACATCCCTTACGGGCATTGCATCTTTTGCAGATACAAAGGGTATGCCAGCAATACGTGAATGGATGGATGAAGGATATAAAAAGATTCGTCAATACGACCATTCTTATTCAGAGTGGCTATGTGTACGTGAATCAATTCGTGTAACTACCGTTAAACCTTCAGGCTCTGTATCACTATTATCTGGTGCAACACCAGGAGTTCATTGGGGTCCAGGAGGAGCATTTTATTTACGTGCTATTCGTTTTGGTAACACAGATCCAATGCTTCATTTGTTTAAAGCAGCAGGGTATAAAATTGAAGCAGACCTAGTATCTGCAAATACATCTGTAGTATATTTCCCAGTAGCATCTGGACATCCACGTTCAGAAAAAGATGTAAGTCTTTTTGAAAAGATTGGTTTGGCAGCAACTGCTCAAAAGTATTGGTCTGACAATGGAGTATCTGTAACTCTATCATTTGATAAGGAAACAGAGACAAAGCATATTGCTCCAGCCCTTCATTTATACGAGGGAGAGTTAAAGGCAGTTTCATTCCTACCAATGGGAAATAAGACCTATCCTCAGCAACCATATACAAATATCACAAGAGAAGAATACAACGCATATGTTGGAACAATTGGTAAGATTGATTGGTCTGCAATATATGATGGCAAGGATAACTTGGATGCAGAGTCTGAGAAGTATTGCTCTACAGATGCTTGTGAGATTAAACTTTATTGATCCTTACCCTGCTATAATAGGGGAATAGGAGATAAATGTCTAATCCATCAAATTTATATGCAGAAAAGATATTTTCTGAGCACCCACTAGTTCTTTGGGCGCTTGACGATCAAGCAGACTATATAAGTTTGATTACAGAGCAACAACGGGACATAGAGTCTGAATGGGTTGTTACTGGCGGAATAGCAGAAGCAAGTGTTGGATTTGCTGGACAACCTTTTGGCGATAGCACTACAACAATTTTAGAGGGTAGTGTTCCAGCAGGACAGACTAACGATATTATATGTATTAGTCCTAACCTCCTAAACTTTCAAAACTTAAACTCAACTCTTGGAACATTTTCTGTAGGTGGATATTTTTATTCTAATAGCGTATATCTTCAATCTGTTTCTGTTGGATATGAATATACAGATACTACGACATCCGCAATTGTTCAAAAATTTAATACGTTTAATACTGAATTATTTCAGAGTTGGGGTTTTGTTTCTGGAACATTTGAAATACCAGATGAAAATACAGACTTCCGTATAGTAGTAAAAATAACAACAACTTTGGGTGGAGATAATACAGAAGATTATCAGTTATATCTTAATGGAATAACTGTCGGTCAATGGGCTGAAGAATTTCATACAAACTCTCTTGGAGTAGAGCCAACAACAGTTCCAGCAACAATTGCTATTGATGCATCAGATGGCATTGCAGCATCGGCATACGGAAGTTCAACAGATACTGCATATTATCTTGCATACAATAATTCTTTAATTGCAAAAAATACAAGCGTTCCATTAGTCTTTGGCGCTTCTGGTGTAACAAAGATTATACCTAATGCAAATAATGAACCATCACTAATTCTTCCTGGAAAAGGTTTTTTAAATAAGGTTGGTCAACACAAAGAATATACTGTAGAGTTTTGGGCAAGAATAAACTCTGACGCATTTGCTCCTAAAAGAATTTTTGGTCCAATTGCTTCAACAGATGGACTTTATGTAGAGGGAGGATTTTTAACATTAGTTATTGGTAAAAAGTTTTCTTCACACTTTGTTGGTGAGTGGTTTAGACCAATGCTTGTTCATGTGCGTATTATTAGAAATTCAGCAACAGTATTATTAAATGGAGAAGAAGTTATATCTTTAATTATAGATACAGATAGCCTAGAACTTCCAACAAAATATGATATAAACAATAAAGATCAAGATTGGCTAGGATTTTATGCCTATACTGATGTAAATCCTATTGAGGTTGACTGTGTTGCAATCTATTCTTATCAGGTTCCAGTAACCGTTGCAAAACGTAGATGGGTGTATGGACAGGGAGTTCTTTCTCCAGAAGGAATTAACTCAGCATATGGTGGAACATCAGCATTTATTGATTATCCATTTGCTGACTATACTGCTAATTATAATTACCCAGATTTTGCACAATGGGATCAGGGTACATTTGATAACCTAACCACAACTACTACAACACTTACAACTCCACAGTATTCCTTACCAGAAATATTCTTATCAGATGAAACACTTGAAACGCTCTATACAGATAACCTAGACATACAAGATCCATTAGATAGTAATTTTATAACCTTTAGGCCAAACGGCTCATGGAACAACGTTCAGTGTTATTTTAATTTCCCAAGATTCAACATCTTAAATAATCAAATATCTAACATCTATGGAGTCTTTAGCGCATCAGATATAGCGGTAACTCAGACACTGTTTAAAATATATAATACTTTAACTGGAAACTATTTCTTGGTTCAACAAGACGAAGACCTTATTACCTATAAACTTTATTTTGGCGGGGTAACAGAAACACTATACTCATATAGCAGCCTTATAGAAGATGAAAAGTTTGCTGCAGGAATTAACTTAAGTACACTTACTTCTAATTTTGGAGAAAATGTTGCAGCATTCTTTGGAAATCAAAATGGGTTAAAAATATATGTTGGTGGAGATGAAATAGCAGCAAACACCTTTAAAGGAAAAATATATTCATTTGGAATGTCAACATCCGTCAATGCTTCAGAAATATCTTCACATTTTACAACCTCTGGTTTTGCAATAGAAGAAGATGCGGTAAGTTTGCTGGCACATACAGCAAGTTATACATTACTTCCATCTCAGGCATATGAAACATTCTTCTTAGACATTGGAGTTTCTGGATACTGGGAAGACTATCTACCCCTATCCTATTTTGCTCAATTTGTTACAAACGATATTGGCAATGAGTTTTATGACTTAGATTTTTTACAATTTAACTTAGGCTACCCATCACCATCAAGATTAACAGAAAAAGAAACAACATCTTCTTGGACATACGGAACCCTAAGAGATGTTTATTCAAATCCAACACAAAGAACATACTCGCAACTAGATAATAATCTATTTACGGGATGGAATAACTATGAAGACATGGCTCAGAGAGCAGCAAAATATTATGAATACGATACTTCAGATGCATCAGTTAAAAGTTATATAACTCTTCAATATATAACAGAGGGAGCCAATGCTCCACAGGATAGTTTTACTACAATTGAACCAGCAAAGCAAGGATCAATCATTGATATTGATTTATATCCAGATTGGCAAACAACCAAGTTTGAAGTTGTAAACAATACTTTAATCTATCCTACAAAAACTGTTGACTTTAATGAACTTGCACTTGTTTACCATTTGGAGTTTAATGTAAGAGGAATTCTAAGTAAGCCAATCTCTTTGCGTAGATTAGAGTTAGCATCACAAGCATTAAGTGATAACTCCTTTAATCCTATTGGCACAAGATTTGGCGTTGACTTATTTCCATACAAGAGATCAGGCATATATTATGACTACAAATCAAAAAACCCATTCAGCATTTATAAAGGAAGCACCCCTTATCTATATCTAACACGCAACTCTGGCATTGAGGTTCGTGGAGACTTTGATCCACTTGTTAGCCGTGGCATTGCTGTTCCAATGAACCAATCGCAGGCTGCAAACTATAGCGTTAGCGCAATGCAAATGTGGATGAGATATGATGAAGATACATTCCCATCAACTCCAGTAGAGTTATTTGAAATTGATTATAAAGAAGATACCATAAAGTTTTATATTGTTGCTGATAGCGAAAAGGGTACCAGAGCAAAGATATTTGCTAAGTCATTGCTCACTGGACTAGAGTTTAATGGATTGACATATTACCTAAACGGAACTCTTGTTAGAGAGCCAGTGTTAACAGTCAAGGAGTGGTCTGTTTTAGGTCTTGCATTTGCAGAATCCCTTAACCTAGATTACTACCTTGGTGGAATTAATCTAAATGGTCCAATGATATTTAATAACGTAGCCTACTATCAAGCAAACAATTTGCAACAAGTTCAGAGAACATTAACAAGGCCATGGCTAAGAGTTCAAACTGATGGGGTTACAAACTTTCAGTGGAATTACTGGAGAAATAACTTTGTTTGGGAAGGTGTTCTCGTAATTTCAGCCTCAGATGCATATGGAGTTAATCCATCAGACATTTATAAGACATATTTAGGAACTAATAAGATTATTATTGATGATGATGGCGGTATGAATATAGATCTTGACAGATTAAGAATCTATAACACTGTTTCTTGGCAGACCACTACCAACACAGCCGTATAATCTGCTATACTTGTGGTTATGGAATCGTTAATTAACCCAAAAACTGGTAAGCCATATGTCAAAAATGTACGTCGCAAGGTAATTGAAAAGCATTATGACTGGGGTTTATATGTATATAAAAAGTCAAACGGTAAGTGGTTTACAGATGATGAAGGTTCAATCTTAAACATACCTGCTGATCGTGGAGATCTTTCAAAGATTTCTGAACTCAGAAGCGCAGCAATATCACATGGAGATGATGGTGAAGGCAAGGCGGTTTTTGTTCCAGGGCTACATAGAATTAGCGAAGAAGAGTATTCAGAACAAAAGGAAAGACTTAATGCTGGTTTGATTCCTTCAATGAACGACCTTGGTGCCTGGCATGCAGCGCAACAAACACTAGACAAACATGGAAGAGATTCATACGAAAATGGCTGATCAAGAATATGTACGTGCAGGATTAAACACGCAAGAACGTGATGACAATATTTTTAAATCTCAAGATCCTTTTAATAAACCTTGGGAAAACTTAAAAGATTATGATGGTCTTGATCAAAACTTCCGTCGCAGAACAACTCGCAACATGTCAAAGTACGTTAATCCAGAAGGTAATGAAGCATATCTAAATGCTGCAAATGTAACTCCATCAGGAGTTGACTCTGGATCAAAACAGATTAATCCTGGAACTGTATATCGTAATGGATACGGTCTATTTGATGTAATTACACCACCATATAATATGTATGAGTTGGCTAACTTTTATGACACATCTTTTGCTAATCATGCTGCAATTGATGCCAAGGTAGAAAACGTTGTTGGTCTTGGATACCGATTTGATGTTACCGATAGAACTATGCTACGTTTTGAAAACAATGATGACCAAGCAGCAGTTGATCGTGCACGTCGTCGCATTGAAAGAATGAAGATTGAACTACGTGACTGGCTAGAGAATCTTAATGATGATGACAGTTTTACAAAAACAATGGAAAAGGTTTACACAGATCTTCAGGCTACTGGAAATGGATTTATTGAAGTAGGAAGAACTGTAACTGGAGAAATTGGATATGTTGGTCATATTCCAGCAACTACTGTTCGTGTTCGTCGCCTTCGTGATGGATTTGTTCAAATTATTGGACAAAAGGTTGTTTACTTTAGAAACTTTGCTGCAAAGAACCCAAACCCAATGGGAACAGATCCACGCCCTAATGAGATT